ACATGATTGATTGGCTTAGGAGTGTTTGAAAGTTCCTCTGTAGGCATTTTTAGCCTCTTCTGAATCCCAATGGATTATCTTATGGAAACCTTCAAATACATGCAAATCGAAGGTCTTTTCGTCAGGATGGAAGATTGTTGTGATTGTAATGCCCTTAACTGGCTGATTAAGTTTCTGCGCATACTCGTCTAGAACAGCTTGCTTGCGATCCATAATCGCTTGGTCTTTTGCTGCATTATGCGCAAACTTTTCTTCTGGAGTAAGAGTATCCAAATGTGCTTGTTCTGTTTTACTTGGTTGTCCAATAGACGCACGCCATCTGCGAGCTTTTTTGCTATTGGATACAAGACCACCCTTAACCTCGATAAGCAAGTTGCCAGCAAACAAATCGACAGGATAATTGGAAAGTTTAGAGTTTAGCGGCTGTGCATCTTTCAAGCCTTGCTCTTTTAACCAATTAAGAACGTGCTGTTCTGCAAGTTTCCCGGTGTCCTGCTTTCCAATCTTTGTCTTAGTCTCAACTGGCTCCCCACCTTTATAAACTTTATTCTCTTTCGGGAGAGCGCTCTTTGCTGCCTCATTCAAGATTTCAAGAGATAAAGCATATTTTGGTTTGCCGCCCATTCCACCAGTCCCGGGTGTTGGTCCCTTAGTAGTTTCCTTGGCAGACTCCGGCTTAAGTTCTTTTTCTTTAGAAAGTTGACTGTTCACTCTCTCTTGCTTCCACCAAGGAAGGTGTTTGCTCTTATTGCCCATGCCGGGTTTATCAGACCAACGTCCGCCAGGACCACGCGGATGCGCTGTTTCTTCAAAAGAATCTTCATACATGACATCAGGATTTGCATCTAAAAATTCAATCCAATCAGAATCAGATTGTGGAGTTTGATTTTGTGGAAGGTTTCCACCTTTGTCCGGATTATTCGGATCAGATGATCCACCAAGCTTTTGTTGCTGCTCAAGCTGCTGCTTTTGCTGTTCTTCAATAATGTTGTTTGCCTCTTCTTCAGTAAGAAGATGTTGGTCAAGTGTCGGCAAGAACCCATCATCAACAATAACGTCTGCAACAGCTGGCCGTAATTCCTCAGGAGCAAACAAACCAAGCCCATTAATCTGCATGAAAGCTTGAGATTTCTTTAAACTAACATCAGCAAGTTCCGTCTGTGACATCTGCCACAGAGAATCAAACTCATAATCAATTTCTGGAGGACGGCCGCCAAGCGCACAACGAATAAAAGCCTCGTCTAAATCAACGAGGCAACCTTCCTTAAGATCATTCGTCTGATGCGATTTGATCTTATCATAATGCATACGCATATCAGTGTCACCACTAGCGTTAAGACCACTAGGCGACTGGCCAAGTAAACGAACAATGGGAATGTCAGCAGCACCAGAAGCAATCTGGAGGTTCGCATTCATGATCTCAGGTAATTGAGCAAAAGAAATCTGCTTGCGATCAAACTTTTCGTCGCCACCCAACAGAAGCATATTGTTGTTGGCTTTGAGCAATGAAGCCAAAGAAAAGCGAGAAATAAGCTTACTTTGACTTTCATCATTGTTCATGTAGCTAATCAGGTTCGGAACCTGAATAACGTCAAGCTTTGCTTCTTCAACTAATGCAGCAACATTTTCTGCAACAGCACCAGCATTAACTAATGCTTTGCGAATAGGCTCATAAATAGACTGTCCCCAGCCAATTTGACTATCAAATCCAGAAAAAATACTAGTGCCGCTAACTTCAGGACTAGCACTATATGTGATCCAATCCATTGGTAAGGGATTAGAGATGAAGAAAACGAACCGACTTCTGTGAATTTTTAAGCCAACGTCTTTGCCGTCTCTTTGACGAATCAATTCATACCATTCTGGTAATCCATAAGAATCATCTTCAATATTGTTAACAAGATCACCAGCACGAAGATCATAACGAGAAAAGACCCTAAGATATTTAATCCCGTTTTGCTTGATCTTCGTTACATCTAATGGTTCATCAATATTCTTGTCGCCTGTTCCAATAAGAATTGCTGATCCGCCAAACAAACGATCAAGCTGCATTGCTCGCATTATCTTTGAGCGAACCTTTAATGCCTTTTCTAAAGCATAAAGTTTCTCTGCTTGTTTATCTTTTGCTTGCCAAGTTCTCCATTCCCTCGTTGCGTCTTGGGGAACAATGTCAACGATCTTTCTTGGTAGCCAGTCGCTTGCATACATTGCAAGACATTCTGGCCCCGACATTGGGGTTAAATCCCAAACCCAATTTGCGGACTTATCTTTACTTGGGTGACCGATCTTGCTGACAAGATTCTTCAATCCATCCCGCGCTTGCAACATCAATTCTACAGGATGGAACATCTTGAATTACCTTCTATCTTAGCACCAGACCAATCTTGAATCTAAAAATAAGCCTTCGAATTTATCATAATTTATAAGATCGTAAACAGCATTCCAATTTGGATTCATGGTGTGAAAGTACACCCTCCAACAACCTTTGCCAACTTTAATTAATTCGAAACTCATTTTCTGCTCTTGAAGAAGTCGTCTATGAGATTTTCTTTATTGCCACCAAGAATTTCAAATAAATCAACACGCAAACCACCGAAATAGAAGTCCTTTCCACCAACAAAGAAATCAAGAAATTCATCAATAAGCTTTCTTTGCTCGTCTTGATAGGCCGGAATGGTTCTATCTCGCAAATTGTGTCCAAAATCTTCGTTCATCTTAGCACCACACTATGCCATTATCAGTAAACAAGACTTCAAACATGTCATATAACAAGTCGTCTGCGTTTTCATCCACCTTAAATATGAATTGTCCATGACTATATTCAATACTTAAATTCTTAGTAACTTGAATAATCTCACCTTCATCAATTTTCATTAGTCAATATAATCCGCCATGCTCTGTCCTTTGCGCGCGCCCTCAAGCGCATAGCGCAACGAATCGATTACGTGATTGTGTTTGTCTTCCAAAATTGGCAAAATATCTTCCGTCTTAGGTTCGGTCTTCCATGAATAGAACGATAATTCATCTGCCGTGTGCTGGCAACTCGGATGAACGATAATGTCCCAAGATTTTAGGAACTCAATGCCATCCTCAACAGACCTAGGACCCTTGTCAGCGCCCACGATATTGAAGCCACGATTAGCCACATAAGAAATAGTGTCAGGTCTAGCACTATCAGCACGAATAGGCCAATTGCGAGCACCAGGAAGTTTATCAAACAATTGAGGAATCTTATCAAGTTCGCAATGAAGCTGATATGCCTCTCTGTCAACATAAAGTCTTCGCCTCTTTTCATCTAGAAAACAACGAACTAACACTGTTGGGTCTTCTGCATAGCCCCAATCCGCACCAAAGAAAAAGCGAACGTCTTTCGGCGTTTCAAAGTGTTCAACTTTCCAGTTTCTAAAAACGCGCGCTTGGGACGCCTGCAAATACTTGCCACCCCAAACATGCGCGTAACGATCCGGGTCACGTCTCTGGTCGTAAACTCTCTCTTCTTCAAGTTCCGCCGGAAACCACGGATTATCGTACCATTCAGCCTCAACAACAATAGCGCGTGGCGGAAGTTCGCCCGCGCGGAAGAATTCATCAACCGGGTCATTACGATTCGTTGGGTTCCACGTTGCCCAAATCTCAGAACCAGCCTCTCTAAACGTGGGCCTAAGTATACTCCACGAGGATTTACTGAGCGAATGCGCTTCTTCAACCCAACAGCCATTGTAACCTTCTAAAGATTTAATAGAATTCGCATTGTGATTCTGCATCCCTTGAAAGATGATCACGCCATTGCCAGGAGTGCGAATTTCACTTTCCATCACATGAAAAAGGTGGCCAAGATTATACGCCTCAATCTTATCCTTAATCAGACGCATTGCAGACTGTTCAAGAGATTTTTGAATTTCACGAACACAAGCCCACCGTAAGCCAGGAACATTAAGGCATTTACGGATCAACAATTCTGCCATGAAATGAGACTTGCCACTTCCTCGGCCGCCCCATGCTGCCTTATACCTTCCAGGCTGTAATAATGGGGCAAAGACGCGCGGCGTCTCAAAGAAAAGTTGAGCTTTTTTAGGCGCAAGAAGATCCATTCCAGGCAAAGACATGAATGCCTGAATGCCTGGATCAACTTCATTTTGTTGGTCTTCAAAAGTCATGTGTGAAAAGCAACTCCGCCTCTTTTGCAAGCCTTATCAATAAGTTTCTTAAAATCATGATAAGAAATATCCACTGTGATTATCTTACCATTGTCTAGTTTAATTGAAGTAAACTCCCCATGACGCAAAACAGAACGAATGGTATTCACATTCAACAAAAATGTAGGGCTAAATTCATCAGAAACCTTCTGGTAAAATTGCTCTAGAAAAGTGACTTCAACAAATGCCAGCATTTACTCACCATCGACTTTTGGACGGAAAGTAATTCCAACATTGTTCATTTTTCTGTGGTAATCTATAACCCAAGGACCACCTTGTTGGCCGGTATCGGAAACATCGAAAAGAAGTTTTACAACTCCATTTTCAGATGCTCCCGATCCGACTATTTCAAAAGGAATCAAGCCGATAGCATAAACCAAAGCCTCAGGAGGAATTTCAATCTCTGCTATCTGCCGATCCATTTGAATTCACCTTGCGCGCTTGAAAGCATCCGGAACAACAACTGTGCCGGACAAACAATCAGACAGGTACTTCTTACGGTCCTTACCCTTCAGACCATTTTCCTTCATGTAAACGTGCCAATACTTGTTGCACGAAACCATAAGCTGCTGTTGCGGAGAAGGAGGTTTTGCATCAGCAACAAATGAGAAAGAAGTGGCAAGGGAGAAGACTAGGAAGGCGAATAAAAACTTCATGACTTTAACTCCTTATTTCTACGATCTGTGGATACATTTCAGTCTTCTTTACTAACTTCTCTATCCAAAGTCCAAGATTCCGGAACGGACAAAGCAACTCCGGTTTCATTATTAACAAAGACTGCAAAGGAATAGAATGATTTCCACCCATATCTAAGAAACCTTCAAATTCTCCCGGAACATCAGTGGAAACCAAAGTAGTAACAACAGGTGGGCCATCTGGAACCTTGTCAACAAAAACGACTGTTGTGTTATTGGTGCTCATAGTGGAATTTCTCCATCGATGTCGGAAGCATTAGGAAGTTGTTGTTGAGGTTCATAAATCGGAACCTCTTCGATTACTTCCGGAGTGTCTTTATCAACGGCATTAAATTCGTGGTCTTGTGGATCATATCGCGGTTCACGTTGCGGTGTCACATCGACTGCTGAAGCGTCAATTGATCCCTTATAATTGTTGCGCGGATCAACGATCACATTGGTGATGTTGGCAACAACTGGACCTTGGGGCTTTTGAACGCCTTGAACGCCTAGAATCTTAGGATAGATGTACACATAAAATGCGTATTCATTCCTTTCATTCTTTTGCAGCCACTTAAACATTCCCTGAACCCCACCATTCATTTCGAATAGCGCGGTTAGATTCTCTCTTGCGAGTTGTTGAATCTTGTTGACTGATCCAACTGGACGGCCACGTGGGCGCTTTTGAATTTGCGCCTGATCGCCTGTTATGTCTGCTACTGGATTCATTTGTTTTTCAGTAGATAAATGGTTAAAAATCGAAAAGAGTGCAATAATCTCTTATCACAACTCTTTCCGACTTGCATTCTTGATAGTTTGCAGCCCCAAGGGTGCGGGACAAGGAAGCTGCAATCATATCAAGAGCAATCATTAAAGCCTCTGTGGTCCAGGCGAGTGATTTGGAAAGTCAGGGCCTCACAGACTAAGCCGGCCGACGCCACCAGCTTCAGGACTCTCACCACAGAGGCTTGGGAAGCCCAAGGACAGGCATCTGCCCATCAGGCTCCCTTAGCACGGCCAGCGGTCTGCTGGGCCATGCGCTCAGCCACCTGGGCATTCCCGGCGGCATCAATGTCTGCCTGCTTAGGAGACGGCTGGGCGGCAGCCGTAGGGGGACCCTTGGCTTCATGCTTCTTTGTGTAAGCCTTGTGATGCTCTTCATCCTGAAAATATCGAACAGTGTTTGGAACACTGTTATCGACATAAACAGAAGCATCAGAATAAGGATGTGAACGCGCACCACGTCGCACAATTTGTGCTTCACGACGGTTACGCTGTTCGGCTTTCTTAGAAACAGCAGCCCGCCATTCATGATCTTCAAACTCACCATGAATGACAGGATGAACATTAGACATATCAACCATAACATTTTGCTCCCGTTGAGCGAAATTCCGCGATGGGGCAACGCAAAACCTTTGCCACGCCTCTAGAGCATATAGTAGGCTTTGGCCACTTGGCAAGCGGCACAAGCCAATCGCGCCAAAAAACACATATTTATGTTGGATACATTCTGTCAATATAAATTACACTCAACTTGCAAAGAATTGCAATGATTCCAAAAATCACAACAATCCAAATTGCATTAAATTTTTTCTTCTTTGGTTGTTGAATTTCATAAATCTTTTCCTTATAAATTGGAAACAAAAATTTGCGCATTTTCTTCCTCACAAAAAATGATTTGGGTTCACAGGGGTACAACCAGCTTGGCCGCAAATGAACCTTGGGGGTGGGGTAAAGTGGGGTTAAACGCATGAGTTCCCGGTTCCTATATAATTTAATCCTTCTTACCTTCTTTGATTTGATTCTATCTACGTAGGAAACTGACGCGTTTTACCCCAGAAAACAGGGTGTATTTTACAAACTAGAGCATATACCCTTAACCCTAGAACCCCTCTCTCCCCTTCAACAAACTAAGCAAGTCATACAACTCAGGAGCCGCTGCCATTATTGTGCCTACTTGTGCCGAAACAAAAGCTTCCGCGTCTGGTCCGGTTAACATCACTCTATGATCACGACATTTTACGCCATTCCAATCTCGATTCTTAATTTGTTCCCATCCAATGTGCCATCCTGCTGTTTCAAAAACCTTGCGAATGGTTGATGTTTTTTCAAGATATTTCATATCTTGTCCATTATACATGAATTGCTTCAAAACATTCTGAGCCTGCCTGTCGGTTATGGCTACTAAACGATCTGCGTTATCTTCCTTGATTTCCCTTGCTGCGTCATACAGCAATCTCATTCCAGGCGAATAACCATCTTTCACAACATTATCTTTGGCTTCTGATCCAGGCGCAATTTCACCACGTTGGAAATATCCAACTCCACCGGGCAACATTTGTAAATCGCACCAATGTCGGATAAGACTTAATCCACCGCGCTTTTCTAACCAATCGAAAAAATTGTTCCAATATGTGAACGGTTGAACTTTTTCAGTGACGAAAGGCACGAACCACCTGCGATCTCCCGCGCTTACCTTCAGCGCGTTCGTGCTGTTCGACATAACGAACATATGAGTCCAATTTTCGACCTTATAAGTATTCATATACTTCTTATTGATGTCGATATGAGTATCCGTTATGTAACTCTTAAGTCTATTATAGGCTTTCGAAGAATGCCCAGCGTAAATCTCGTGGACTACTGCTAGTCTTTTATTGCCGACCCAGTCGTTAAAGCTTGAGTCGACAATATTCGATTCGTTCGGGAAAGAACAGTTTGTTACTCCGACAAGTGGAGCCAAGATTCGCTCGCCAAGGGTATCCTTTCCTACGCCCATTCTTTCACTGATCAACAACACGCCAAATGTCATGCGAATGTCAGGACGCGAGATCAATGTCGCAATCCATTTCTTAAGATTGTGACGATCACCTTCACTTGGAATAAGAATTTTAAGAAAATCCAACCAAGGTCTGATTTCCTCAACATTCTCATAAGGAGTTGCTTCAATAAGTGAAGGAACATAAGTATTCAAAACAAGATTGCCTTTAACTCCTCCACCTTGAATAATTCCTGATTCTTTTGTTGGATCATATGTGAGCTTGATTGACTTGCTTGAGTTGTGCCGTTGCAGCTTGTCGGCTGTATCCTTTGCGTCTGAAAACGGCTTTACAAGATTATTAAATCCTTCCTTCGTGTATTGCTCATGTGGCAGGTGTTTATTGATGTAAATTTCAGGCTCAACAGAATGAATCCATTCCTCGCCAAAGTCTCTTGTGATGGCGATCAGCGGCCTGCCGCGAGTTCCTGTTTCGATTACTTGCGTTGCCCAAGTGGCGGGACGGGCTAGATGCAATAGTTTAGGGCCGTTGTAGTGCTTTACTCCAGTTTCTTGGCTAACTTTCCACAATTCTGGATGATCAGGAAAAGGATCGGCCATATCCCAATGATTAGGCCAACGATAATCGAAATAAATTCCCTTCATACTTCTTCTGTAATGCTTGCTAATAGTCTCCAATGCCTCCTTTCCAAGGTAATCATTATCGCAAACATAGACAACATCTTTGGATTCTCTTTTATGAAGTTCACTATAGTCTGTTCTGTGCGTTGCTGTTGCCCCGCCAATCATTCCCCAGTGTTCATAATCCTTCAGATCTTCATACCAAACATGATCCCTTTCTTCCTTGTCCACAATTCTTTGTGCTGCTTGTGCTGCTTTGGCGCCTTCATGCACCATGATACTTTTACAAGTGGCAACTTTTGGCTTGAAAAACGGAAGCCCGCCCTCAGGCTCCATTTTACGCCATTCCATGTCAGACCAGTAAGTGTAAGGAATGAACTGTCTTTCATTGTCAACATCATCGTATCGATGCTGGACCATCTTGACGTTGCCTGTTTCTTGGTTATAAAACAGGTATACCTGCGAGTCGGAATGCTCGCGCATAAGCTTTTGGCGAAGCTCAAGCGCATTGATTTCAGTGGATTCTTTGTAAATAGGGAATTCGCGCCCAACGAATTCTGCTCTGATTAGTTCCTGTTCAGTCTTTAAAGGAAGCCAGGACTTATGTTCTTCTTTGGTTTCTATGGTGCCATCTGGCAGAACCTTAAGGATTACTTTTTCGACGTAGTATTTACTCCCTTCTTCCTTGACCATTGCTCTTTTAAAATTGAGGACATGTGCGCCAATTCTGTTAAAGTAAGCAAGCAATGATGCTGGAAGGTCTTTTTCGTGGACGGAATTCATTGTGGGTTTCCTTGAATAATTCTTCGATTTTTCTTAAAAGTCGTCCGTTTGGACGAAATCGCGAAAAAATATGATAATGGGGCTTGTGGCCGGGCGCAAGGGGCGCTAGATTGATGGTTCGACGCGGCGCTTGGTTCGCCAACCATTCGCTGAACTGCCTTAGGGGGTGGGTCAGGGTGGCTTCAGCTAGAAGCCATGCCTGATTTGAGATATAGGAAAGTGAGCCATCCACCTATGAAACATACACCAACTTAAAGACGATGGCTACGGTGTGTGTTTTTCCTATACTTGTTGTGGTCGGACAAGAGGCTTGGCGGCTTGCCGATCTATAATAGCCAAGGCGTGGGAATGGTTTCAGGGGCGCCCTTGCGCCCCTAACTCGGCCGAGGGAACCATTCCGCTAACACGCGCGTTATGCGTTGTTGGGCCGTCCTAATCCGCGCTGGAGCCGTTTCGGTATAGGCGCTAAAGGATTTAGAAGTCATTATGACTCATTTATTCGGGCATTGCGAGTGCTTTGAATAAATGCAATTGAATGATCAATTGTCTAACCGGAGATGAAGACGGTTGTCACCAACGAGTAGCGGCAACAGTGGACCTAGGGCATCGGAAGGTTACGAGATTGGCTTTCTGGATGCCCTAGGTTTCTCCATATACATATCTAGCTCATATACATATATAGCTCATATACATATATAGCCAATTTCGGAAAGGGCCTTCCGCTATGGCAAACGAAAATCTTGACGCTCTTCGTGCCTTGTATGGCGAAGATAAGATCAACGATATCGATCCTGAATATCTTCGTGAAATAGAAGCCGAAGAAGCTCTTTCTCCAAGAAAAGTAAATTCCGACAGTCTCAAGGAAGTTACCAAAGCTTGTCGCGATGCGGCAGACCTTGAGCTTGATATTCAATATCTTAATGAACGGCTTAACGAAGCAAAAGAATCTTTGCGTCGTTTGACACATGAACGCATTCCTGCGCTCATGGAAAAAGTCAACATTAAAGACATCACAATCCGCGGCGGTGGAAATCTGCCCGATAAAAAGATCACCCTTAAAACTTTCTGCTACGCAAACATTGCGGCAGGTTGGGATGCGCGTCGGCGTGAACAAGCCTTTGAGGCTTTGCGCGCAACGGGCGATGGTGGTCATTTGATAAAAAATACTTTTACGTTCAAATTTCCAGCAGGAAGCGAGAGCGAAGCCCGAATCTTGGCAGAGTTTGCTAGAAAGGGTGGCCTTGAATTTGAACAAATTGAAGCCGTCCACACTCAAACTCTTTCCAAGTGGTTGCGCGAGCGCCGCAAGAAAGGTTTGCCACATCCGCCATTAGATGTAATTGGCGGGAGTGTTGGGCAAGAAGCTGTTATTAAGGACGTATAAATATGCAAGAATATGACTCAACTCATATTCTAGACTCATATTACTACTTTAAATATTACGACTGTAAGGAGCCAGAAAAAATGTCACCGTGGCAACCGATGGAAACAGCACCAAAGGACGGAACGAAAATTGATCTTCTTTATCCGTATCCGCGGAACAGAATGATTGATGCGTTTTGGGATCACAATATGATGTGGGTTACTAGAGAACCAAGATGGCGCGTTGATGAAAAAACTAATGAATTAATCCTTCTTCCAGAAAAAGAATGGGATTGGGTTACTTATTCAGGAATGGAACCTCTTTGTTGGATGCCTTGTCCAGAAATGCCCGAGGGAATTTCTTTTAAATACTTTGAAGAGGATAACTCTCTGTGAAGACTCTTGATGATTTCATTGCATTTTGCAATAAATGTATCACCAGAAGGAAAGTTTTTCTTGAGGCAGCAATGGCAGAAAACATCAGGGTTATAGAATATAATGTAGCAAGCAGTGTAGATGTCACTGATGATTATATTGAAATGTTTCAGAAAGAGATTGCAACTTTCGAAGAGCTTATCTCTGATCTGAAGGATGCAACATCATGACAAAATCAGAGTTTATGGGAGCTTTAGAAGCTCTTGCTGAAAGAGCGTCTAAATCAGACAACAACGAAGTAAAGTTTTCTTCCGTAGTTCTCTTTACCATTGGCGGTTGCCTCTGTATGGGAGAGGGATTTTTGTTTCCTTTGTTAGAGGCTTCTGAGAAGGTTTGCTTTACTAATCTTCAAGCTGTTGATCGTCATGAACTGGATGATGCGTTTTACCGATCTTAACGAAGCGAAAGGACACTAAAGTGGCACTTGATACACAAGAAATTGCGTTGCGCAATGCCAACGCTCTTACTTTCAGCGAAGATGATTTCGCTGAATTCGAAACTGATGCTGGCAAGGGTGTATCACAACGCCCCGAAGACAACATCATTCCGACTATTCGCGTGTTGCAGGCAAACTCTCCGGAGTGTAATGCACAAGGCCAGCGTTTTATTATGGGTGCGGAACCCGGTGCATATCTTTTTAAGTCTGCACATCCCATTGTGATTAAACCAAATCCAGGCTTTGTGTTCGTTCCTTCCGTTCTTGATTTGAAATGGTTAGAATTCAATCCGCGTTCCCGCGGCGGTGGCTTTGTTGGTTCTCACAAGGATCGGCCAAGTGATGCCGCGTTGCGAGAAGATGACAACGGAAGAAAGTTCTGGCTCCGTCCTTCAAGTAAGACTGAAGTTGCAGAGTTCCGCTTCCGCTATGGTTTCTGGATTCCCGATGATGGAATGCCAGTTGCTTGCGCAATGAGTTTTACTGGCACAGGTCACACAGATTGTCGGGCTTGGGAAAGCCTGATGAATGAGTTGTTGACGCCCGGTGGGGCCAAGTGTCCGGCATGGGCGGCTGCCTATCGCATCACTTCCCGTGCGAAGACCAATGCCAAGGGTCAGTGGATGGGGAGCGACATTCAGCGTGAACGCAAGACAACTCCGGCAGAACGCAACCTTGCGCGTGCGATGTATGATGCCTTTATCGAGGGCAAGGCGCGTGTTGATGAGGCTGGCGAAGTTGATGCAGAGTTCACTGAAGTGAGTCCGGCCGAAGGCCGTAACCAAGACTCTGCCTTCTAGAGTTTTACGTGAGTAGAAGCTAATACTTACGTAAAAGCGAGCGAGGAACGGTCCTGAGAAGAGTCGATGCCCCCCACATTACCTTCAACGGCTGTTCCTCGCTTTTTAGTTAAATTTATGGAAAATTAACATGAACAATCTTTTTAACCATTACAAATACTTCGCCAACTTCATGATGGTTTGTTGGCTTGCGCCTTATTGGCAGCTTATGAGTCTTTACAAGACTTCTCAAAAGTTCCTTTCGGACATCTGATTAAGAAAGCAAGACCATGAAAACTCCATCTGATGATGATGTTGCAACAGCCGTTGCCTTAGCAACTAAATTCATCGAAAATTGTGACGATGAGGATGTTGTGAATCTTTCTAAGAAATATAATGAAGTTTCACATGGGCACACAAACATTCAGGTTGATCTTGCTATGGCAAGGTTTATGGGAACTAAGTTTTCTTACCATCCTGATCCAAATATTGGACTTATGGTTTGTAATTTATTAATGCAATGGATGCTAGAAGCCGTAAAGATGGCAAATGAAAAGGAGGCGGAAAATGCAGTCAAAAACTGATTTCTTGAATGATCCTGAATTTAAGCGCAGGAAAGCAGAAGCTCTCAAAACTATGAATGATTTTCCAAGCGTTTTGGAATATCGTCAACACGTTTATCGCTTTGCAGACGATCTTTGTACTGCTATTGTGAAAGCAGCCGATGCTGACAAAGCACAGAGTCTTGCAAGAAGTATCGAAGATGTTCTAGAAAATTACAATATTTCTGTTGTAATCTTTGCTGTTGCGGCTGTTGTTGAATCTTTTGCAAGATCTTTTGAAGGATATTCAAATCCAACAATTATTTATGCAGGCTTCATGAAGATTGTTGATGAAATTCATCAGTTTCGCTCAGAGACTAAGGAGAACGACAATGGTAAGTAAGATCACTCCCTTTAAGGACCGTAAGCAACTTGCTGGACCGCATAATGAACCGGTTAGGCAAGCTCTAGAAAAGGTCCTTTATCCCGTTAATAAAGATGGAACTAGGCTTGTTGACGAAAACAATGAGCCTGTTGATGTCTTCCCTAAGGGCCATAAGGGATGTAGGTTTCATAAAAGGCATAATGATGAAACTGTAGCTGAAGCTATGCAGGCTTTAGATGCAGAAGAGTTTGGTTACGTTAAGAAGACTATGGTTTCGCGCGTTCGGGTTGAGAACTTCGGAAGGATTTATTTTCCACCGAAGCCAGTTGTTGAGCCAGTAAGCCAGCCGGTTACTGAGCCAACTACTGAACCGCCAGCTGCTATTATTAGCATTGTAGAGGAATACATCATTAAGCTTGTAAATGATTGTAAAGGCGATATTATTAAGCTTGTGAACGATTCCAACAACAATATTGGCAATAATACACATAGACTTAATGTACAGGCAAAGCGTCTTGATGTTCATGAATCTTTAATCAATGCTTATGCACAAAGGTTGACAAATCAAGCAAATCGTCTTGATGCACATGCAAAGCAAATTTCTGCCACTATGGAAGGTGATTTGAAGCTTGCAAAGCAGTTCTCTGAACTAGAAAAGCGCGTTGTTGCACTTGAAACCCATGTAATGGACATGGGAAAGGAAGCTGCCGAATTGGCAAGCTCCTTTCGCAGTCTTCAAGGCAAGACTGTGCCCATCGGCCCGTCACAAGATGCTGGCGCAAATGGGACTAATAAGCGCTAAGGTGACCAAATGATGGTCCTTTGTAAGAATTGTAGGTTTTTGCTTAACAAAGAACCAAATTCTCCTAGAAGAGATGTTTGGTATAACCACCTTTGTTTGGCAAGTCCTGTAGTGAGACTGGATTTTTATGATGGACCAAAGAAAGAATTTAAATTCTGTAGAGATGTGAACACGGACGGACATTGTCCGAAGTTTTCCTCTATCTCTTAAAAGGAGAAATAAAATGTCAACGACAGTCGAAATGGATATGCCGATTGATCTTCCTATCGAGAAGATTATTTCCCGTAAGGATGCCCGTAAGCTGGATGAACGCACCATCGGTGCGATAAGAATGTCAATTGAAGAAGTTGGTTTGCTTCACCCGCTTCGTGTTCGTCCGACCAAGATTGAGACTGCCCCTAATCAATTTGTTAATGGTTGGGAAGTCACTCTTGGGCGCCATCGTCTGGAAGCGCTTAAGATCATGGGTTCCGAGACGGTTCCGTGCGTTGTTGTCGATGATGACGACTTGCATGCCGAATTGGCCATGATTGATGAAAATCTCTGTCGTGCTGAGTTGTCTGCTGCTGAGCGTGCGCGATCTATTGCACGAAAGAAGCAGTTATATGATATTATCAACGGCGTAGCCGTTGAGACTTTCTCGCCTGTTCAAGATCATCCGGAGAACACTCCGATTGATGTTCTTGATGACGAAGTTCTGTCTGATAATAATGTCTACATTCCAGACGAATCTGATGTTCCTGTTCAAATGGAACCAGATGACAACAATGACACGTTCTTCAAAATCGAAAGTGATGTTCCTCCACCGCCTCGTGATGAGTCAACAGAAGACGAGAGGGACTTCTATAAGAAGACTGCTGCGCAGACTGGACGAAGCGAGAGTTCAATCAAGGCAGATCATAAGCGCGGTAAAGAGATTGAGCCGGATGTTCTGGCAACGATCAAGGGGACGCATCTGGACAAGGGGACCTATCTGGACACGTTGCGTGGCCTGTCGCCGGGGCGCCAGCGGGCCAAGGTGGAGCGGGACTTGGATGCGGAGCCTGAGCCTCGGAAAAAGAAGGTCAACAATATCAACAAGATTAACGCAACACGCAAGATCGCTCAGATTTTGTTCAAGTATGTTCCTAGTGGCGAGCATGATTCGGTCGAAGCTCTTCTAGAGGATTCTGATATTGAATCTCTCCTTATTCAATGGAATAAGGTTAGGGAAGCTGCTAACAAAGAAGCTTCGAAGAAGTAAGCGCACTTTGCAATAAAAATATGCAGAATCATTTGTGGGTATACACTGACGGGCAGTTTTCCTTTTTGGTATTACTGCTCTTCTTTGCCATCTTGGCTGCATTCATAGAAATGGCTAATAGGAGTGGAAAGTAAATGTTTAATCTAGCCTTAGCTTTCCTTGCAGGTTTGCTTATGGGAACTGGTCGCGTCTTGCCTAGCCTCTTTGTATTGTTGGCTGTTGTGTTCTTTTCCGGCCAGGACATCCTTAGTTGGATGCGGAGGAATGGACTATGATTAAGACCGAAAAGTTGAAAGTTAAGTCTAAAGTCACAAGTGTTAATGGAGGAATGGTCAACATTAATGGAGGCGGTATAAATTTCAGCGATGATGCCGTTTACCAAATGTTAAACATTTTCGAGAAAAAGCGCGATCCATATTGGTATAAAGAGCACGATAAATTGCTTCAAACTCTCTATCTTGTAAGGGATACCTTAGTTACGCTTTTTGAAGCAGACGACATCGGCGCTATCAGAAACAAGCTTGTTAATGTTATTGAAGAAGCGATTGGAATTCA